TAAACCTGTATTGGCTTCACCTCCCGCAATGAATACAGGGCTTACACCTGTACCCGTGTTAGAAATGCCCACATGGTTTACAGCATCTGCCGTAACAGTAAATTCGAGCATTTCGTTATCATTTGAGTCTAGAATACTCCCAGTAACGGAAAGACTAGCTGCAAATGATGCTGTACCTGAAGTGGTTTGATTAACCATCGACGCGGTCCCTGTAAATACAGGGTCTTCTGTTGTCACAGGAGCATCGATGTTACCGTCCCCGTCTATCAGGACGACTCCGTTCTTTACAAGACGCGAACTTCCTGCGAGTTCTATGTCTCTATTAAATATTTTTGTTGCGTTCATTTATCTTGTGATTAAATATATCAGGGGCGAGAGGTCAACCTCGCCCACTTACCGACATTCTTTTATGACCTGCCTATATGTATTATCTTACTACGTATAGATTACATCCATTCGTACAGATTTCTTTGCGTTCTCAGTGAATTGTTTCACACCGAATAGTGCGTTACCTTTCACTCTTTTCCCGAACTGAGATTGAATTCCTTCGATCTCTACGTAAGGGTATTTTTGCATTACAATATTACATGCACCTCTTTCAGCTACGATAAGATTGTCTACTTGTTTAGTAGAATCAAATCCATCAGTCGCATCAGTTAGAGTTTCAGAAACAGAATCGAATCTTCCTCCCTTTAATCTAACAGTCAAAGTGTTACCTGAGTCGTCGTTAGTAGCTACCATCTTTTGAGCTACCCATAGTGAAGTACCAGTGAATGCTACACCGTTAGCAGTAGTAGTCCCTGGGTCGTTCATTAGAGTCGCCATATTAGCTCTAGTCCCGTCAACTGTACCAGCAATAAGTACATTACCCGCAGTCGAACCAATTGATGATACGAATGTGAAAGTAAGAGTTACTGCTGTATCTTCGAACACGTTATTGATAACGAATACGACAGTGTCAGTATTAGTTGGATTAGTAGCTAGTGAAAGTTCTACAGTAGAAGTAGTATTTAGATTTTCGTAAATACTCATTCCATTATATTCGAAAGTTCTACCACCTGCGTACTTAACACCCATCCTAGTAATTTGATCACCGAAGTCAGTCTCTCTTGCACCAACTTGTTCTTCGATTACTTGGCAGAATTCCGGAGAAGCTACCATGTAAAGGTTAGTAAGGTCACAAGCTCTTCGAGCTAGTTTTCGCTTAGCAATAGATAGTGCTTCGAATACGTTATCACCAGTAATAGCGATACCGTTTCCTGAAGTTCCAGCAAAGTCTCCGTCATCTACAGTATTAGAAGCATTGATAGCATTCTCATAAGTGAATGCACCATCGATGTAATTAGATAGATCAACTTCTGAATCCTTTAGGTATTCATTTTGTAGATCTACACTTGATTGGAAAGCATCCAAATCATCGATTGGGAATGAGAATGCTGGTTGTTCGTTGATAGTAAGCACCTCGTCAGTTGTAGTAAGAGTCGCATCTGTAAGATTTGAACCTCTTGTATACGGTTGAACTGGTACTCTACTCTTGTAAGATTTTGAGAACTGTTGTCCCATTGATAGGATTGATTTATCATCCACTGCTCCAGCAACTTGATTCCAAACCTGTCGAGGTTTAGCGTTCAGCTGAAGTGTTCGTGATAAATACTTCTCAAACGTTGAAGTAAAAGTATTTGCCATGATTTTTAAAGTTATATTATTATAGCTTTAAACATGACCAACATACTTACATCAGTTCCTGTAATGCGACTTTGCCTCCTTGTGACGCACGCCACTCCTTTAATTCGGCATCTGTCATATTCTCCAGAGTCTTGGTGTCGTCAGCTTGTGCTGGCATACCCATCTTAACTCCTACAGGAATCTGTTTTTTTGGTACAACGTCTACTAAGGCGTTATCAATGTCTTCCAAGCTTTGACCAGCGTACTTGTCAGTTTGCTGTAAAGCTCTTAATACTTCGAGTCGTGAAGCTGCTTCAGGTCTTTCAGACAAGAACTGTTGTTCAGCTTGTTGCGAAACGAGATCGCCCTTAAACACTACACCTAATTGTCGAAGTGTATCCGCATCTAGTTGAGGCCGAGTGTCTGGCTCAGTTATCTCGCTTGGTGCTTTAGCTTTCAACTTAGAGAGTTCTTCACTTACGGCTCGCATTTTCTTTTCTGATTCCAGATAAGCTTTTGCTTGCTCTTCGATAGTGTTAAACTTGTCCTCTAGCAGGGCATCTTCTCCACTGTTGTCGACATCGTCGGCAGCTTCCTGGATGTTATCCTCTTCCATTTTTCATGGTTTAAATAGTATGTTGGCTTGTTTAGCCACATACATTATACAACATTTTATTCTTCTACGCCAATAGCCTCCAGCATCCGCTTCATATAGCCAAGATAAGCCTTAACAGTTTTCCTGTGTAAGTTTAATCTGTATACCTCGTCTGGTAATAATGCTCCGTCCATTGCGTTCTCAACTTCTTGCAGTGTTCTCTCCCACCATTCTTGCATAACTTTAAACTGAGGAGACAAAGCTATCTTCCCTAGAGATCTAAGTTGCTTGTCATATTTTTCTATTGCCTTCTTTTGATTTGGTAGAAGTTTATCCTGGGATGATGTTTCCTTGGACGACTTCCTTTGAGAGTTCTCCGACATTGTCTAAGTTTGCGTTAGGGTTTAGTAATTTTTGCATTGGCCCTAGTCCCTCCGCAGCTTCTCCAGCCATGTCAGGGAATCCAGGTATTAAAGCTTTTGATAATCCTTCTGGCGAATCTAGTCCAGCTCCTTCTTCAGCGAAGAATCTTTCTGGCTTCTCCTCCTCAAAGGTACTGTAAAGATCTGAGAAGATTTCTTTCATGTTAACTTGTACTCCGTTAGCCATCGCTCTCTCAGCTACAGTTAACTTAGCTAGTACGTCTTCTCTCCTGTTCTCGATTGAATCGAATGAACTTGATCCAACTTCACATCTAATTGAATATCTTAGTGGTGCTTGTTCGAGTACTCTCTTATCTATCTCCATGAATTCGTCTTCACCCATCGCCGCTACTATCTTGTCGTCATCAAGGTTTTCATAAAGCGAGTCTATAATATCGTACATACAGTTAGCCACCAACTCTTCGAAATGTTTCAAGGTGTCAGCGTAAACTGTATTCGAATCAAAGAACTTAGCTCTCACTGCTGTCGCTGTATCAGTTGACCCACCTCTGTTTAATGGATTACCTGCATCGATAGTGAAACTAAGAGTCTGCATATCAGATCTCAATTCGTTCTGTTGGTTGAAGTAATTTGGATCGATCGGTCGGCTAGGCATCTCAACAAAATTTGCTAGCGCTGTCGGTCCGTCAACTGTAGTTGTTATGATTCCGTTAGGAGAATTTGCCTGAATTAGGTCCCGAGGATTGATTCCTGAATTTTCGGACCATAAGAATGTCCTGTTAAGCGCGTGATTGATGTATTCGATACTAGAGTTCATCTTGAAGTTGTACTCCTCTTGTAGGCCAAGTATGGGCTCTACATAGCCTATGCCAAAATGTTGTTCACAATCTTCGAAGCAAGCGGCACTATGTACCCCTATTCTTGCGATTGGTTTGTATTTAATTAAGATAGCGTCGTTAACTGTCCAGATCTCATATAACTGTGAGTTACCTGGTTTACCGTCTGGGTTATAGTACCCTCTAAACTTATCGACTGTTAAAGTCTTAGTAAGAATTTCTGTTGGTTCATCCATAGTCGGGATCATCAGTCGGTACAACTGCTCCCTGTCCCAGTTAGTCTGGTTGTCACCCATGTTGATCTGATCCAAGTTCATCAAGTCGTCGTCGTCAGCTTGCTGTGCGTACAGCTCAGCTAGAGTTACTCTCTCATGTTCACGGATAACTGCCATTGAGTCGTTAGTATTGTGGTACCGAGGATCGATGAACAGTTCTTGAAAACTGATAGGATCGATCGTTGGGTATTCGTTCGCTACTTTCGTTTCTACTTTCTTTGTCTTCTTGTTTTTAGTTCTATGTAGGTCGTACCGGTACACCACCTCAGCATAAGCGTTACCTGTTCTAACCAATTGCTTAGCCAGTCTTCGGTAAATCTGTAGGTAATTAGCCTTATCTTGTAATATATTTAGGTACCTTTGTAAAGCTGGCGCCCATTTATTCTGGATCTCTTTAACGAAAGCATTGAACTCTTCAATATTCTCTGGCGTGTCAAGTGGCTCCGTATAATACATCCGTGCAATTTCACGTGGATTACCCTGAAGACTAACAATCACTTTAGGATTCTTAGCTGTAATACGTGCAGTCACTAGTTGTTCGATCTGGTTGGCGAAATTGACCTTCAGAGCCGATTGCCAGTCATAGTCCTTTTCGGGAGTATAAGACATAACGGCTTGATAGATGCCGCGTAATTTACTTTTCTGTGGTTCACAGTAAGTCAGGTAGCTAGACTTAATAGTCCTCACATAAGCCACTGCCTTTGATTGTTCCGCAAAATCCATAAACTTGAATTAGTATTTTTTTCTTTTAGATTTTTTCATCATAGCTCGTCGAGACATACCAGCTAAAGCCTTGGTCCCTTCCCTAGCTCGACGCTTAGAGATAGGTCTTCTCCTAGTTAAACCCATAGCCGATCCTCTAGGTTTCGTAGTTTTTGTCCCTGCTCGTTTTCTTTTCTTAGGTAATGTTCTCGAAAGCTTCTTTCCGATAGGAGTTACTTTTCTTCTACGCTTAGAAACTGCTTTCCTCATCCCTGCTGCTGCTCTAGGCTTTCTACCTTTAGGAAGTGTCGTTGAAAGTTTCGATCCTATCTTCTTCTTTAATTTCTTACGCTTACCCGCATTGACTCTCAGCGCTGCTGTCTTAGCGTTAAGAAGTGGCCTCCTGCCACGAACTGCTTTTATCCCTGCCTTCCTCAACATATACTCAGAATTATAGATTATGTGAGTATATTATACATTCATTTAGGATCTTTAGCAAAACCTTAAAAAAACTTAGACGCAAAGTTTTTAAATGAGGGTCTACCTAAGTGATCGTAGCTTGGCTGGACAAGACTTTGTTTAAATCTTCTAGCGTACTGGGGCATGTGTAATTCGAACAGCATAGCCAGCGCATCGATAACGTCATCGTGTCTACCTCTAGGGAATCTCATAAGTTGTTGTTCGAGCTGTGACATATCTCGTTTCCAGATTATCTTTCCATGTCTTATAGGGTTCTGTAGTCCTCTAATCTTTTCAACTTTATTCTCTCTCGATTTAATATCCACTACGTTAACCAGTATGCCTCGTTCCTTAGCTGTGTTAGAGGTTGATTGTATAAGTAGTGTCTGAGCTTGTACGGATTCTATTCCTATTTTCTCAGGCTTCCATTTAGTTGCATGATATAATATTTTGTTCACCAGTTCAGCTCCGTCGAATTTACCAACCGTATACTCCAGCACATAGAGAACATCTTTAAGGAAACCGCCAGTCATTATACATGCTTGATCGGCGCCTTTCTTTTTAGAGAACGCTGGGTCTACTGCTGTGAATGTTCTCATATAACCATCTGGCATATCCTCGTAATACTTAAAGAACTCTTCGTGGAATTCCTGGGTATCTTTTGAGAACGGTTGCTGTTGATACTGAGTTGAGAACACCTGAGCGTCAGAACTTCTAATCAATTCTAAAGACTTCTTTGAGAATCTTTCAGTATGATAACTGTCTCCTTGTTTTCTAAACCCGTCGTCTTCTTCTGCCACGGCAGGTATAGAGATATGCTCCCAATCTTCGCCTCCTTCTTTCATCTTTTCTAATAAATAGCCTGGTAAGTCGTTCTCATGCGTTCTTTGCGCGACAATGATGACAGCATCCTTCTCAGGATTAAATAGCCTAGAGAGCACCGTGTTGTCG